TACGCTCAGCTACATAGAGCGTTGACAGATTAACAAAGAAGGTGTAGAATCAATCCAAATATACAATTTATCATGGACTATAAACCTTATAGTATGGAATGGAGTAGGCGTAGATATCTTGCCGAAGCAATCCAAAAATATTTTGACACCGATGCTTCTTTGGACGTTGTTCTAGATGATATCGTAAGTGTCCTTGAAGAAAATGTAGAGCACCATAAAAGTCGTGCTGAAAGATTTCAGAATGTTTTAGATGGATTGAAATCACTTCCACATTAATAAATAAATCTATACGGAGATTAAATATGCTCTCTACTCAATATCGTTTGCGTCTTGAAGCAATCTGTGAAAGTATTGTAAAAGGCGAATCAGTAGAGTTAAGTGATATGATTTGGGCTGAAAAACTTGCTAAATCAAATCGTTCTGCTGCAACTATTTTGAGACAAGCAAGACGCCGTGCTGCAAATCCAAATATGACTGAAGATAGTCTTGATGGATTTATGAATGCATTAGATTTGGGGGATCCCGATCCAACTAATCATAGAACTCGTTTTAATGGTGTGGATGATATTATTGATTTCTTTGGTGGAGATAAACCAGACGACTGGAGACAAAGAGACTGATGACATACGAAGAGTTTTTGGATATGCCAACAACTTTTATGGATGACATGCTTAAGGTGGTTAATATTAAAAATAAGTATCGTTTAAAGTTTACAGAAGAAGAAACAGAAATTAATCATCATCTTTTAACTTATTGGGAAGAAATGAAGTTAAATGAGTTGAGACACAAATTTGAAAAGTGTTGGGAGATTGAAGAAAATTAAGAAATGATAAAGTTTGTATAACATTTTACAAACCTATTTGCATAGATAGGATAACGGGTCTATAATGACCTTACGTTCATCAGAGGAAACTCTGACGCAAGTAGGACGGCGGAACGGAACGTTCATCCCAATGGGACGCAAACCGCCCGAAGGAACGGGGCCTAAAAATCTCATTCTGGAGGAAAATCCTAATGGCTAAAGTAGTATATCGTGGCATCGAATATGATACTCAGAAGCGTCTGGAGTATCAACAGCAGATGATGCAACAACCCCAACAGTACAACGAAACCTATCGTGGTGTTAAGTTTACTAAAGAGGGACACAAGTGATGAAAAAACTCAATGTGCTTCAACTCATTAAAGAGCAAAAGCAAAAAGAGCAACGTCGTCACCAAGCACTGCTTGCAAACGCAGGAGCAGGAAAATGATTGCTACGATTGCATCTATTGCAGTAGCATCAACAGCATTCATTTATCTAATTTATTTTGAAGTTCTATTGCTAAACAAGTAATGGATAATTACCATTACCACTATGATGATATGGACAAGGACAGTAGGGGTCCTGCTTGTTATCTTTTAACATACCGTGGATGTCGTTATTGGTCTTGCTATCGTATTCATCTTGTGGAATGGTTTGAAAAAGTTTTCGAATACGACAGGGAGGATTGACATCCTCCCTTTTTTTGTATATAATACCTTTGTTGAGGTTCAATGAGATGGACAAAGAAAAGCTTAAGTTAATCATAAGGAACTTAGAATCTCTTGTTGACTGTTTGAAGTCAGAAGTGTATTCTGATACTGAATCCTACCTAAACTACGAGGACGTTGCTCCTCATCTTGTAGATTACGACGAAATTTTTGAGGACGATGATTACGACTACGATGATGGTGTGACTAATCATATAAATAAATCATACAGATTGGTCAACGATGATGACGGAGATGGAATATAAGATACTTGATGAGTATCCTCAATATAAAATATACCCAGACGGAAAAGTTTATTCTATTAAACTTAAAAAATATATTGATGGGCATAAAAACAAAAGGGGATATTATGCGTTTACTTTGTATAACTTAGAGGGGAAAAGGAAACATAAAGGATTGCATCAACTTCTTGCCATGGCATTTATCCCAAATCCTAACAATTATGAAATTGTTAGACACCTTGATGACAACAAAGATAACAATTGTTTGTCAAACTTAAAGTGGGGAACAATAAAAGAAAATATAGAAGATGCTATCCGAAATAATGTTTTTAAAATACCAGATAACTCTAAAAGATGGTTGGTCAAAGTTCCTAATGGTGATACAATAGAGGTGGATAGTCTTTCTAGGTTTTGTTTAGAACATAATCTAAGCAAACAAAACTTACATAAAACATATATGGGTGATAGAAATCATCATAAAAATTATCAATTATTGAGAATGTTATGAACGAAAATACAGACTTTGAGTTTATGAAACCAGAAGTAAAACTCATTAGTGTTACACCAGATGCAGAGAAGCATATGGCTTACTGTGCTCGTGTAAGTAATCCTGCTAACCAAGAGAATGAAAAGTTCTCTGGTTTGTTGAAGTATTGTATCCAGCATCAACACTGGAGCATCTTTGAGCAGGCAAGTATGACTGTAGAGATCAATACTACTCGTGGTATTGCTGCTCAGATTCTTCGACATAGGAGCTTCACATATCAGGAATTTTCCCAACGATATGCCGATAGTTCTCTTCTTGGTAAGACGATTCCTCTTCCAGAACTACGTCGTCAGGATGATAAGAATCGTCAGAACTCAATCGATGATATCCCCGACTATCTGAAACTGACTCTCACAGAAGATATTCGTATTCATTTTGAGCACTCTATGAGGATCTACAACCGTCTTCTGGATAAAGGTGTGGCAAAGGAGTGTGCAAGGTTTGTACTGCCCTTGGCGACCCCCACAAGACTCTATATGACTGGTTCTGTGCGTTCTTGGATCCACTATATCGATCTTCGGTCTGCACATGGAACACAGAAGGAACATATGGAGATTGCTGAACTTGTTCGTTGTATCTTTACTTGTCAGTTCCCTGCAGTATCTGAAGCACTTGGTTGGACTCGTGAGGGATGTTCTGAATGCAATGATGCTCCTTCTATTACTATCGAATAAATATCATCACACCACTTAATAATACAAATGCCAACTTACAGATTTGAAAACACTGAGACAGGGGAAATTTTTGAAAAGTGGATGTATATGTCTGAAAAAGAAGGATATCTTAATGACAATCCACATCTCAAACCACTTATTCCGACACAAATGAATGTTGGAGAAGTAGGTGAATGGCAACAGAAATTAGTTAATAAAAATCCAGGATGGAATGAAGTTCTCCGTAGAGCATCGAAAATGCCTGGCGCAAAAGTAAAACCCCTCTAATATATGGCACGTAAAAGAGCAACGAATCCCGTACCTTTTGGAATGAGCAATAGACAGATGAAACGCAAAAAGCCTATTAATCTTGATATAATGAAGACGGTTGAACCTTTGACGGACAATCAGGAAGAACTCTTCAAACAATATAAACTCGAACAGAACATTATTGCATACGGTGCAGCAGGAACAGGTAAGACATTTATCACTCTCTATAACGCATTGCGTGATGTTCTTGATGAGAAATCACCCTATGAAAAAATATACCTTGTAAGATCTCTCGTTGCTACTAGAGAGATTGGTTTTCTTCCAGGTGATCATGAGGATAAATCTTCTCTCTACCAAATTCCATATAAGAATATGGTAAAGTATATGTTTGAGATGCCTGATGATTCTGCATTTGAAATGCTTTATGGAAATCTTAAAACTCAAGGCACAATTAGTTTCTGGAGTACTTCTTTTATTCGTGGTACAACTCTGGATAATGCAATCATTATCGTTGATGAATTTCAGAACTTGAACTTCCACGAACTTGATAGTATCATTACTCGTGTTGGTGAGAACTCGAAGATTATGTTCTGCGGTGATGCAACTCAATCAGACCTTGTGAAGACAAATGAACGTAATGGTATCGTTGACTTTATGAGAATTCTGAGAGTGATGCCTTCTATGTCAATGATTGAGTTTGGTGTAGAAGATATTGTCCGTTCTGGTCTCTGTAAGGAGTATCTCGTTGCTAAGATGGAATTGAATCTCTGATGTTTAATCACGTTGAATTGGATCTTCCTTCTCTTGAGAGGGAAGTGATTGATGGAGTTCGTTATTATAAAGTTCCAGGAAAGGAAGAACTTCAGAAGTTTGTTTCTATTACATCAGTAACCAGTCATTTCAGTAAAGAAAAGTTTGCTGCATGGCGTAAGAAAGTTGGTGATGAGGAAGCAGATCGTATCACTCGAAAGGCAACAAGTCGAGGAACAGATGCTCATACTTTAATTGAACATCATTTAAAGAACATGACTTTAACTGATGATGTTCTTCCTATTTCAAAACATCTCTTTCAAATTGCAATCCCTGCACTCAATCGTATAAATAACATTTATGCTCTTGAAGGTTCTCTTTATAGTCAATACTTAGGTGTTGCTGGCACTGTCGATTGCATTGCTGAGTTTGATGGAGAACTTTCAATCATCGATTTTAAAACTTCTAAACAACCCAAACCACGAGAGTGGATTGATGGATACTTCGTT